TTAATTGTGTAATTTAATTGTGTAAATTATGTTGTATGTGTTAAATAATATAAATAATTATACTTTGCTTATATTAATTAACACCATGGGATAAGAGGAGCTCATGCTTCTCATGCCGCTTATAATCAGGTTCTAGTGTACCTCTCGATAGATATAAAAGTATTCGGCTTAGAATAAACTTCAATACACTCGGCGGTACGAGGTCTTATATTAATGTAACTTGCGTAGGAACAACTACGGTGTCTTACAATAATAATACAGCAAATATAGACCTTTATTAAATTTATACACAATTAAAATTATATACATGGAATAAATGTCCAATTTAGATCTGTACATATCTTCTTCCATATGTTTTCCTGTTCAAATAATTTTTCTCTACTTTTAAGTAAAGGGAAATAAATAAGATACTCGTCCTTATTTAATAATTGAAAAAATTTATACAAAGTGTAAGAATAACTTAAAAAATTTTTTCTATTCTTCGGACAATTTCTATCAAATGGTTCTTGTATATCATTAAACATACCAACTAATTTTTCTTGAAGTTCATTATTAATAATTAACTGTTTATTACCCGTTATTTTATGTATTATATTTGGAATATGTTCGTAATATTTATTAAGTTTAAGTTTTTTCAGAAATTCTTTGATTTTACTATATGTAATTAAAGTTTTGTCCTTTAATCTCTCTTTCTTAATTTCAATTATTAATAAATTTATAACCTCATTAGGTATAAGAGTTCCTTCTCGACCTTGTATTTGATTTATCCATTCCTTGAAGTGGTTTGTTCTTTTGTAACTATAAGGCTTGATGTATTCATGTGTTTCCGCATGATTCCATTCTGGAAGATTTGAAATATTTGTTTTTTCTGTTAGACCACAGTTAAAACACACTGAGAGCCCCGATGAGATATCGTTAGTTGTCTTGCCGTCACAGCCTGGGCACCTAAAAATGTTATTACGTTTATTTTCTAAGCGGGAACCCGATTCCAATGGAAAACATTTTTCCATGTACATTTTATACAACTCACCTTTATTATTTTTTGATTCAAGTGAAATGTATTTAAATATACCTTCTTCAGAAGTATCTTCTACCGTGGTACAACCGTTATTATCTATTTCCTTTATAAATTTTATAGAATCAAATAAATAATCGGATAATTCTGTATCGTTTTCAATTTTTTGAATTTTGTCTTTTAAATCGTCAATCTGTCTAGAAACATTAAAAACATCTGAACAATTACATTTAATTTCAAAGTTCTTCTTGGTTTTTTTTAATAGTATTAATTCTGAACGATATTTGTCTAAATTTGTTTTGTCGTCTTCTATTTTTTTGATAGTTTCAAGATGTTTATTTATAATGGAGGTTCTCGAATCCGTATGAACTGTTTTTTTGGATATCTTAAAAGATGACATTTGTAGTTTACTATTGTATTTTTTTATACACATTTAAATTAAATTAAAAAGATTTAAAAAGATAAATTAATTAAATAGATGATTAAATATTCAAATATTTTAACAGTGAAGTGTTTAAGAAAAATATGTAAAATTTATAAAATTAAAAATGAAAAATACAACAAGTCTTTTATTTTAGACACGTTAAATAAATATTCTGCTGCTAGAGTAATACAGCAAAAAATCAGGGAAACACTTGATTTTAATAATATTTGTCCTATTTCTCACGAAGAAATTAGGTATCCCTGGATTTGTATTAAAAATAATAGTAAGTACATATATTACGATTTTGACACGTTCGTAATTTATTTAAATAAGATGTCAGACTTTAGAGATCCCTGTACTAGAATTAAACTGTCAAATAAAAAGATCGAAGAAATAAATAGATTAATAATTTATTATCATCGCAAGTCATCCAATAAATTGATAGTATCAGATGATATGATTAGAGACATAGATTTCAACATTTTAACATATTGCTTATATGACATCATAAAAGAAATTAATAATAAAGAATTGAATTTAGAAGAGACTTATAGATTTTATCTTCCAAGATTTATATTTTATTTCACACATCTTGTAAATAATCACTCCAAAGAAATGTCTTCATTGTTATTGAAAGCATGTAAGAAATCAGTAAACACACAATTGATCATTGATTATATCTTTGTAGTAGAGACTATAAATGAATTTAGAGACAAATAATTACAAAAAATAACTATATAAAGAAACAAATTAGTATATAAAGAACACGGACCTTACAATAAGATGTGTACAATTTGCGACCCGCGTTCTCAATATACAGACTGTATTTGTAATCCCAATTTTAAAAGTTTTGATCAAGTCTATAAAAATAAATTCTCGGAAGATGAAAAATATACATCATTTAATGTTATTAAAAAGTGGGACATCTCTACAATGACCGTTTGTTGCTGTTTTAATAGTGTTATAGACACTGAGAAGTATAAAGCCGTATATAATGATGAAAACGGCAAGAAACAATTTTATAACTGTGCTAATATTTACATAACCGTGAAATATCAAAATAAACCCAAAGTTTCCGCTAAAATATTCTCAAATGGAAATATTCAATTGGCAGGGGTTCTTAATCCATATTCAACGACGTATGCCTTAAGAAAACTTTTTAAGAGACTTAGTGTATTAAATGCATTCACAAGTGAAACGGCGCATATTTCAAACGCTAGAATATGCATGATAAATTCTGATTTTAAAATAGATAAATATATAAAACAGTCAGATTTGTGTAAAATTTTAGACCAGGGTAAATTAAATTATCTCAAAACATACTCTTTTAACCCAAATAAATACCCGGGTGTAAATATAAAAATGCAAGATCCAGATTCTAATAAAGTGATGTCATGTATTGTATTCAGACCCGGTAGTGTTATAATTACGGGCGGAAATGACATCGCTTCATATGAAAGAATGTATAGATGTATAATAGACGCATTTGTAAGGAATGAAAGTTTACTCACATGTCCTATCTGATGTTTATTCTTCAATAGATGGTAGATCTTCTGTAATGTCAACACCTGTTAAATCTACATTCGACTCCTTCTTTTCGGTTTTATCAGTGATGTCTTCAATTACATCACCCGAATATTCCTGTGCCTCGACAGGTTTAAAATCTGTTAAAAAAGAGTCTAGTTTGTCATTTATTTCTCTCAGCTTGGAAAATAAATTAAATATAAAGTAAACAATAATTACAATTACTGAACCAATTCCAATCTTGAATATAAAATCACCGCTAGTATCTAATAGTTCAGGTAACATTTCTTTTGGCATTTAATATATAACTATAAATTAAAACTAATGTTTTAACGTGAAAATATAATGTAAATTTATTCGGGGTCATCCTCGGGGAGTTCATTATCGTCTCCTGGAATATCAATACCGAGTACAAATGTAGTACGTTTGAGAATAATTCCGGAATTAGTAGGATATTCTCTGGAACCTTGTTGTACAACCTTGATATCGTTATTAGTAAATATGCCCATATAATAATCCTTTGTAAACTGTTCGCGTGGTAGATTATTTTCCCTACAATGATCGTTAAAAATCTGAGAAAATACCTTTAGGGGTACGTAATAGTTCTTATTAAACACTACCTTACCAGATTTCAAGAAATGCTGAAGAGAATTAGTAGTTTGCTCCATCTCTTCTTTGTTTTCCTTGAAGTATTGCGGAAGAATGTTCCAGATACCTTTCTTACCGTGTCTCTTAAGTGTGTGATAGTACCCGCGAATACACAATTTCATGATACTCGGTATTTCTTTTGCTAGTCTTTTATCAATTTCGGTGTCTGTATTTACTACCTTTTTCCAAAAGTTTACTACCGCTGTTCTACGTGATACACTTTCTGAGTTATTTTTATATCTCATAATTTTATTTCCACCCATCATCATTGGAACTTCCCAGTTAATAGTTTCGTCCGACTTATACTTTTCAGAATAAGTGTTGCGTCCTCCTTCAACTAGAAGCTGCCAATCTGTCTGCTCCATCTTAAAATTTTCGGAAATCTCCGGAGCAAGTACAATAAACTTATTAACATGAGGCTTGATACCATACTTTGCGTCGATGTTATTTGCGATGATGCCTACATCTTCTTCTTCGTAAAATTTTTGAATAATTTTCATTACAATTGTACTCTTTCCGGCACCAGCCTGCCCGAGTAGATACAACAGAACCTGCCAGTTGTCCATATCACCTAGATTAAAACACATCCTACCCATAAATGTACAAAACCATCTCTGAACTTCTTCTGTAAATTCCTGATAATCAAGGAGGCTTTTAAATGTAGGACAATGATTTATTATATTAAACCACTCATCTTCTGAATATTGATCATAATTATCAAATTTATAGTCGTGATATTTTGCTGCTACAGACAAATTATTAAGATAGGGATGACTTTCACCATACGGAACGAATACGTCTACATACACGGGTGTATCACCTGGTTCTGCGGTGTTATACTTTGTTATGTAATTACCGTTTTTAAAAGCAAATAAGTGACGATCTTTATTTAACGCTGGCAACTCGGGTCCGATAAATTCATTGAAGTATTTTTCAGCATTGTTGATATTACTTGTACCGTTAGCCGTAGCATTTTTCCACTGATTAAAGTTAATTTTGTGGTCAGTTTTGTGATAGATGTAATCCTTGATTGTGCATTGCTTTTTCCACGCATGCGTGTTACATTTCCTGTAGATTACGGGTTTATACAAGTTGCCGCCTGCCTTTGTAAATCCTTCTTCTGAAAATAACTCTAGAAGATACAGAAGAAGACATTGATAA